CAGCCTGAGCAGGGAAGGGGATACCTGTCGGCGCGGGGTTTCGGAGCGTGAGACTATCAGACTTTGTGTGTCTCAGTTTGATGAGTCGCCCTTAGTGGTGACCGCAATCGGGCAGACCGCCCTTAGTGGTGGCTCTCGCCCGCCCGCTCGAGGGTGGCCGCGCCGGTCGTCCCCAGCTCGGGGGTGGGGGTCTGGGTTGTTTGTGTCGCGCAAGTAATCGACCGACCATTTACGGCATGGCGCGGGGGTGTCATCGGGTCGGCGAGCATCTCGGCGAGACGTGCGGACACGTTGCGCGTGTTGATCGTCGGCGCGGTCATGCGGGCATTATGGGGGAGGGTTTGTAAGTCGGCGAGGGTGGCAACGTAGGTACGCGACGGGGCTACTTATGTTCGTAGCGTCATTACTTGCAAACGTCATACGCCTGGGGCATAATTCCCAGGTGGTCGGCATCGGGTCGGCCAGGAAGGGGGCCGTTATGGCCGATGAAGTAAGGGAACACGGGGGTTTGTGCGAGCATTGCGCGAGCTACGCCGGAGAAGTGTCGTGCGATTACTGCGGGGGGTGGTACCTGGTTGGCGGTTGGCTCGATCAGATCGCCGAATTACTGCGGGCCAGAATTGGCAACGATGGCACGGCGGAGGCGGACACGCTCGCCGACATCGCCGACATTGTGCGGGCATCGGGTCGGGATCTCGGGGGTGTGGCATGACTACGGCGACACTCAAAAGGTCGGCACACGTTGCCACGGTCGCGCTATCTGATCGGCCCATTAGGGTGCGGATCGAAACGCCTGTCGGGCCGTTACAACTTCACGCGGACTCAAAAACGGGGCCGTCGGGTTACTGGGCGGAGGGTCGTCGGCCTGTGTCGATTGTCCCGAATGCTTTCGGGTTGCCATCGGGGCCGATGGAGATTGGCGGAACTTGTCCGCAATACTCGGTGAACGCTTGCCAGTCGTGTTATGCAGCACGGATGGAGGGTGGGCCGTTTGCGGGGTTTGCCGACATGGTTTCGCGGAATCTGGCAACGCTCGAACGGTTGAAGGAATACGGGCAAGGGCCAGTCGTGGATGCGTTGACTCAATTGGTAGACCGTTCTTATGGGCTACAAGTGGCCTCGGGTGTCGCGTCCCCATCGTTTCGGTGGATGTCCTCGGGTGATTTGTTCGCGCCGTGGTTCGCGTCGGCGATTCGGGAAGTTCAGCGGTCGCGTCCGACGATCACGTTTTGGGGCTACACGCGGTCGATCCGCTACCTAACCAACCTTTTCGGGCGGTCATCGTTGCCGAGCAATGCACGGTGGTTTGTGTCGGTCGATGTTGACAACGTGGGTACACACGCGGTTGCTGCGGAGCGTTACGGGTTGCCGGTGGCCTATCTTGCGAAGGATCGTGCCGAACTTGCTTTCTTGCAAGCGGTGGTCGAGTCGGTGCGGGGCGAGAAGGTCGCGGGTCTGATCTGTCCCGCGTCGGGTGTATGGGCTGAAGATGATCTAGGGCCGTCGTACGTTGTCGGGGCTGATGGTCGGCGGGCATCGCTCCAGAATGGGCCTACCGTCGGGGCGTGTGCGTCGTGTTCGGCGTGTTTGCCTGGGTCACGGGTGCGGGACATCGCTTTTCTGAGGCATGGTGGGGCGGGTACGTCGGCGACGTGGCAACGGCTCCAAGTGCGTCGGGGGGTGAAGTGATGCGGTGCGAGCGGTGCAACGGTCGGTGTCATTCTTCGGACTGGTGCTATTTCATGGCGGAGCGGGTTTGTCCGTCGTGTTTCTGGATTGCTAACGGTGTGAAGCCTCCCAAGCGGGTGCGGAAGGCTCGACGTGTGCCTACGGGCGTTGTCGTCGCGTTCCGTTTTGCGTTGTGGTTTGGCGGGGTCATCGTCGCGGGTCGGTCGTTTGATCGACTGAATGAAGGCACCGGCACGGGTTGGCTCGGGTTGGTGGTTGGTTTGGTTTTCGCGTTCTCGGCGGTCGTGTGGCCGTCGTCGTCACAAGAGAAAAGGGGTTAGGTCATGTTGGTGGAATGCTTTAGGTGCGGGAAGGTTTCCGAGTCTGTCGGGGCGTGTCGGTTGTGTGGGTCGTTGTCGATCCATGCTCCAGAATTGGGAGACACGGCGGGGGCGTATTCGCTCGCGGGTGCGGACCAACTCGATGTATTGACGCGGGCCGATGTGGTTTTGGCGGGGTTGTCGGTGACGATCTCGCCGACGGGGTCGGCGTATGCGTACGAATGGCACGGTAACGGGCCTGTGTTTGTTCTGGCTCACGGTAAAGCGCGGGAGGCGATAAACGGCGACGGGGTCGAGACGGTCGGCGATGTGGTGCGTCTTGCCCTGGCTGACTGGCATACATGGGGCGGGCGTGTTGACGTGTTGCCTCGGAAGGTGGGCAAGTATTCGGTCACGTTCTCGGGGTTCTTCGATGCTGCACAAGGTGTGCCGGCGAGCGTTGTGAGCTTTGACGCGGGGGTTAGGTCGTGACGGTGGCCGAACTTGGAGCCGTGATCGGTCGGGGTGGTTTGCTCGACCTTACGGCGGACAGAGTCCCGCTGTCGGTGCGGGTGGTCGTGCGTGATGCTCGGCGCGTGTTCGGTCGGGTGGATTATCTGGTCGAACCTACCCAGGGTCGGGGTCGGGCGTGGGTGTCGGCTGATCGGGTCAAGCTTGACTAGCGGTGGTGGTCGGGTGTATTGTCATACATACCAACGACGGAAGGGGCAATAAATGAAGGTTTGTATAGATGACGTGCTGACGGTTGAGTGTTCGCACTTGCTGAACATGGGCGAGACGTGGAACGGATTTGTTCAGCCAGTATTTACGGCGGAGCAAGTTGCCACGTTGGTGGCAGAGTGCGAGCGGGCAGAGTTCGGAGACGTGTCCGATCAGGTTCACGACATCGGCGGGGGTGAGTTCGTTACTTACGGGTGGACTTGGCAAGTGTGCTAGTTCTGTAACGTCATACAACTACGGGGAACCCTCTCGCCTTCGGGCGGGGGGGTTTCTTGTTGTGTGGGGGTGGGTGGGTCGGCGGTTCTGGCTCGGTCGTGTGTGGGCGTGTCAGCGGGCTGAGAGGGTTGGCGGGTTGGTCGGGTTGGGTTAGGGGTGGGGCTTGGTGGCTCGGTCGAGCGGTGCGGTGATCCGGATAGCGGGCGAGAACGTCGGTGAGACGGTGAGAACGTAGGCGGGACCGACGGCCAAGCGGGCGAGCGGGTCGAAGTGTCGCCACCTGGGGGGTGTTTTCTGGCCGTGTGGGGTGCGGGAGGGGGGTATTTCAGCCGAACAATTGTCAGCGAGCCTGCCATTTTACATAAGAGCTGTTATGGGCGGGCAGAAACGAGCGAGCCGGCACCCTCTCGACTGGGGGTCTGCCGAGCCACGCGCGGGCGGGTAGGGGGTATTACCTCTTCCCGATATGTGTTGCTATTCCGCATCGTGGAATGTCACACGGCTGGGTCGGGTTTACAACTTGGCTGTGCAACAATCCGGCACTCGCAGCGTCTGGCCTGTCGGTCGATCCAACCTTCCTTCTGTGCCGACAAGCCGCGTAGCGGCGCGTCAGCCCAAGCGAAGCGCGGGAGCCACCAGGCCGGTTGCAGGCACAGCTGTTTAGTCCCCCCCACGCTTCGTCACAGTTAGTGACCGGTGGCCGTGACCAAGAGTTTCAGCCGACACCGTTTTGTTTCTTCATCCCCCTCGACGTATCTGCAAGTTTCCGTTCTTTGTCTCGGTACTAGGTTCGCTTGCAGGCGTTTGTGCATGGGAGGGCGGTCCCCGTTACCGGCCACTTGTACCCATCCCACTTCCCATGCTTTGTGAGTGGGGTGAGGGTCGTGCTTGCCTCGCCTGCTTCCCAGCGGTGAGGACTTGGTGAGTTGCGGCTGCAAGGTAGCAGATGCGTATTGTATGATGCAACGCATGGCGGCAAAAAAGAAATCGAGTCAACCGAAACAGACGTGGACTCCGCCGAAGGGTATGCCGCAGTTGAAGCCTGCCGGAAAACCGACTGAGGCAATTACTGCAAAGGGACAGAAGGGCAAGGATCTGGGTAAGTCCACGAAGGACAACCGGTTCGCATCCAATGCCAAGACTCCGGTAAAAAAAGCTGGTTCTGGTTTTGTTGGTTCTGGCGGAACTTTGTCAAGTGGATTCAAGAACATTACAAAGGGCGATATGTTGAATGCCGCCCTCGCCGTTACGTCTCTACCTGGGTCTGGTCAGGTGAAGTCTGCGATCACGAAGGCCGTTGGTAAAAAGGTTGCTGGCTGGTCGGCTAAGGGTGCTACTCCGGTGGCATACCGTGGTTTGTCTGCTTCGGGTGCCGGCGGGAAGGTTTCTCGAACGGTGACACCGTTTGGCCCAACGCTTCGTTCGACCGCGATTGGAACAAAAGCGCAGCAGGCTGGCCGTATGGCTGGTTTGAGCAGGCGGGCTGAGAATGTTGTGACGGGAACGGCGAGTAGGTCTGCGTCTTTGGCGATGAGGTCTACTGTGAAAACGATCAACAAGGCCGGCAAGGTTGGTCGTGATGCTGCACAGATCTATGTTGGCTCCAAGACAATGAACAAGAAGAAGAACAAAAACGTCAAGTAGTTCTTCTGAAGGGGGCTAGATATGGGCAAGAGACAAGTTCCTGTTGAGGATGTTGCGAGGTTTTGGCAGGCTCGGGCTTCTGGTTTGACGATCAAGGAGTCCTCGAAGGTTGCGGGGATCAATTACAACACGGGTCAGCGTTGGGATGCTCAGAAACGTAAAGCTGTTGCTGAGGCGAAGATCGCTGAGTTTGATGAGGTGCAGGCGAAGGCGAAGGACTACAACCGTACTGCGCTGAAGATCGTGCAGGAGGTGGAGGATGGCCTACCGCCTGTTATTCCGGCTTCTCGGTTATCTGCTAGGGCAAAGAAGGGGTTGGAGGATTTCGACTATTTCCGACGGGTGTACCTCGGGCGTGTCCCGTCGCCGTGGCAGGTTGAAGCCGCGTACAAGATTGTTCAGTATTTGGAGTCGCAGGAGAAGGAACATCTCGTTCTGAATTGTCCGCCTGGTGCGGGCAAGTCCACGTTGTTCCATGATGTGGCTGTGTGGGCGATTGTCCGCAACCGTGGCATCCGTGTGCTGATCGGGTCGAACACGGAAAAGCTGGCCAAGCAGTATTCGCGGCGTATCCGTGAAACCCTCGAGCGGTCGTATCCGTTGAAGCCTGACCCTGAGTTGGTAAAGAAGGGCATGGCTCTGAACGCCGAGGGGTGTTTGGCGACTGACTACGGTCGGTTCAAGCCTGCTGCTGCCGGCTCCATGTGGAGGGCCGAAGAGTTCATTGTCGAGCAGTTGGACATCGGCGGGTTGGACAACAAGGAACCGACTGTTGCCGCATACGGTATCGATTCGGAGTTCATCGGTCACCGCGCCGACTTGTGTTTGTATGACGACGTTGCGACGACGGAGAACGCGAAGGATTCTGCGTCCCGTGACAAGCTGATCGAGCGGTGGGATTCGATGGCGGAGGCCCGCGTCGATCCAGGTGGTTTGTTGGTGGTGATCGGTCAGCGTCTTTCGAGTAATGACTTGTACGCGCATTGTTTGGCGAAATACACCTACGACGACCTTGACGAGGACGGGTATGACGGTTCGGATGTTACGGATGTGTCGAAGCGGGCCGAGCGGGAACCGACCAAGCATCAGAAGTATCACCACATCGTCTACAAAGCGTATTACGAGGAACTGGATACTGGGCCTGAGTCGCGGCGTAAGGACGCACCGGCGTGGCCAGAGGGTCCGTTGTTGGATCCGTTCCGTTTGTCGTGGAAGGATCTGTCATACATTCGGCACTCCAATCCGAACAAGTTTCGGGTGGTGTACCAGCAAGAGGACATTGACATCGAAGAAGCCTTGATCGACCGTGTCCATGCGGTGGGTGGGGTCGGCAAGGACGGTGTTGAGTACCCAGGCTGTATTGATCGTGGCCGCCGACCTGG